ACCGCGACGAACTGCGCGACATTGCGTCGCGATGGTCGGGGCACGGGTTGGCGGTGGAACTTGGCTGCTGGCTCGGCGCATGCACGGCGGCGATTGGCGAAGGGCTTGCATCGGCTGGCTATGCACCTCGACCACTGCATTGTTACGACCGCTGGCTGGCGAACGCTGGCGAGGCTGAGAAGGCGAATGCTCGCGGGTTGAATGTCAGCGAGGGCGACGACACGACGCCATTATTCCTGTCGCATGTCATGCCGGTTTACCCGCACATTGAAACTCATCGAGGCGAGATGGACAAAGCGGCGTGGACGGGCGAGACGATTGAACTGTTCGTGCTGGATGCGGCGAAGGTTGATAAACCGTTGTTGCACGTCCTGCGGACGTTCGGCCCGTGCTGGATTCCCGGCGTGACTACCGTTGCGCTGATGGACTTCAATTTCGACCTATACAAAACCAAGGAAGCGGCGCGACATCGGTACGGACATCAGAGACGTCTAGTCGCTGCGGCGGGCGATGCGCTCGAATGCGTTTATGATTCACCCGATGACTACGGCCCGGCGATCTTCCAGTACCGCCACCCGCTTGATTTTGCGAAATGGTTGGCAACAGAATGAGCAAGCGCGGCATCATTTATACCGCGATCTTCGGCGACTACGACACGCTGCTGCAACCAGTGGTCCGCGACAGGTCGGTTGATTACGTTTGTTTCACTGACCGCCAGATAAAAAGCCCCGGCATCTGGCAGGTGCGCGTCGTTGACGAACCGTATTCGGGCGCAGGCCCAAGCAAATCGAACAGATACTACAAGATTAATTCTCACCTGTTGTTTCCCGACGCCGACGTGACCATTTATCACGACGGCAACATGACGATGAAAGTGAGTTTTGAGAGCGCGGTCGGTTGGCTGCACCAATCATCGAAGCTGTTGCTCGTGCGCCCGCCTAAGTCAAGCTGGTCACTGGCTGACGAACGTGATGCGGTAGTTGATCGGCGACTCGCAGCACCTGAACGCGCGAGGGCGCAGGTGGACGGCTATATCCACGAAGGTGTTGACCCAAAGCATCCCGGCGTGCGATGTGGCCTGATGATTCGCCGCCAATGCCAAGAACTCGCGGACTTTGAGCGCATATGGTGGGATGAGATTCGCAAGCACACGCACCGGGACCAGTTGAGTTTCCCGTATGCCGCGATGAAGTCAGGCTTGAGGTATCAGGCAATCCCGTTCGGCGAGCGGTCAAAACTAGTTGACAAGATCGACCACGCAAAACCCCGCGACCAGTTCGGCCAAGGCGGGGAGAGCGCCTCGCCTTTGACTGTGTTGCCAGTCTCAGGTAACGCGGCCATTCGCAATGCCATGATTCAGCGCGACCATCAGTGGCGTGCGGCATTGCAGCGGCTGGTTGATTCGCTGGATGACGCGGCTCCCGTTGACGACGACGATGGTTCGTTCGCTTATACGGTCATCACGGAACACAGCGGCGATGACTTTGGAAGATTGGCCGGCGTGCTTCGTAAGAGCATCGCCCGTAATTGCCCCGGCGCGCGGATGGTTGCGCGGCGTTACGACATGGACGAATCCGCCAGCGAACCGTTGGCGGCGCACAACACCGAGAAATTGCGACGATGGCGTGACGCCGTACATGAACACGAAGGCAACATAGTATTCCTCGACGCCGATACGCTGGTGTTGAAAGACCTTGCACCGGCGTTTCAGGGTGACTTTGATTTATCTCTGACGACGCGACCAGGCACGAAGCGTATCAACGCAGGCGTGGTGTTCGTCAAAGCTAACGCAAACTCGCGGCGGTTCTTCGATAGGTGGGTCGAGGAAAACGACCGCATCATGTCGAATCCGGCGATGCTCGCCGACGCGCTGTTGAAACACGGCGGCGTCAATCAAGCGTCATTGCTTGAACTACTGAATCAGTCGCACGGTAGCACGATTGCCGAGTTGCCGTGCAAGATTTGGAACAGTGTCGATCAGACGTGGGCAGAGTTCGACGCGGACACGCGCGTGTTGCATATCAAGGGCAAGCTGCGCGACTCGATTCTGAACGACAAGCCGCCGCACCGAACATACACCGCGCCACTTATCGACTTATGGCGCGAGTATGAACGATCCGACCAATTGACCATGACGGCGTAAAGCGCGCCCAGTCGCGCCACCGCCTCATTCATATCAGCCAGCGCCCAGACGCAGGCTAACCAATCGTTCGCATTAGCGAACACCAATCACATCTCGAAGGGGATAATCAGATGACTCCGAAAGAACTGCGCGAGAAACGCGCGCCGATTGCGGAAGAAATCCGCAAGATGGCAGACCTTGCCAACGACACTGAACACCAGTGGTCTGGTGAGGATGAAACCAAGTGGACGGCTATCAACGCAGACTACGACAAGATGTCCGAGCAGATCGACCGCGCCGAACGCGCCGCTAAGATCGAAGCCGAACAGGCTGAGGTCCGCGACGTTAAGGTTCCCGGTCGAGAAGATCGCGACGGGCGAGAAACCGCCGGCGACCGCCAGCCGACCAGCGAAGATCGCGCCTTGGCGTTGCAAGGCTGGATGCGCAGCCTGTACGGCATGGACGTCAGCAATGAGCAGCGGGAAGCCGCCGAGCGAACCGGGCAGCGCCTTGGCTCGCAGGAATACAGCGTGCCGCTGACGCGCAACTACAAACAGTTGCGCCGCCAGATGGCTCGCCAGTATCCTGAGTTCCGCACGACCACGTACACCAGCACCACGGCTACGGCTGGTGGAGACGTTGTGCCGCCCGGCACGCTGGTTGAGCGCATCGAACGCGCCCTGCTCCAATTCGGTGGCGTCCGCTCCGTGGCGACCATCGTTCGCACCACGAGCGGCGAACCGCTTGAGTTCCCGACCAGCGATGACACGAGTTCGGCTGGTGAACTGCTCGGCGAAGTTGCCGACAGCGACGACAGCGCGGCCAGCGACGGCAACATCTCGACCAGCAACGTGACGCTCAATGCGTACAAGCTGTCGAGCAAGATCGTTCGCGTGTCCCGCGAACTGCTTGATGATTCCGCCGTCGATTTCGAGGGCTTCATCGGCGACGTGCTGGGCGAACGGTTGGGGCGCGGCATGGCCACGTACCTGACCACCGGCAACGGCTCGACGCAGCCCAACGGCGTCGTGACTGCCTCGACTGCGGGCAAGACCGCCGCGAGCGCATCGACCGTGACTGGCGACGAACTGATCGACCTGATGCACAGCGTCGATCCTGCCTACCGCCAAGGCGCGGCGTGGATGATGAAGGACTCCACTGTCCAGGTCATCCGCAAGCTGAAGGACTCCGACAACCAGTACCTCTGGCAATCGGGCCTGAAAGACGGGATGCCCGACATGCTGCTTGGCGCGCCGCTCGTGGTGAACCAGCAGGTTGCCGCGATTGCCGCGTCCGCCAAGACGATTCTGTTCGGAGACTTCTCGAAGTACCTCGTCCGCGACGTTGGCGGCATCCGCCTCGTCCGTGCCGATCAGCGGTACGTCGAGTATGACCAGGTTGGCTTCATCGCCTTCGCGCGTTTCGACGGCGACTTGCTTGACGCGGGCACGAACCCGGTCAAGTACCTCGTCATGGCCGCTAGCTAATCGGCTGATGGCGACAGCGACAATTGAATAACCCGCACGGCGCGGGGTAACGCTCGCGCCGTGCTTTATGAAAATCACAATCACTAAACGGATATCGGGCGACCGGCATAACCGCAACGTAGGCGACATCGTGCGAGTGCCTGACGAACAGGCATGGCAGCTTATCGCCGATGGGTACGCCGAGTTGGCTGTGCGCAACAACCGCGCGATTGAAACCGGGATGCTCGATCACCGAAGCTGCGAAACGAGGTAATGATGGGCTGGTCAAGCTACAAAATCCAAACAGCGGCGGCAAGCGATCCTGTCACCGTGTCGGAACTCAAGACACACGGGCGGATTGACGACAGCAACGAAGATACACTGCTCGGTCACTACATCACCGCCGCAACCGAACTAGCGCAGCAGTACCAGTCGCGCCAGTACGTCAACGCGACGTATGACGTGACGTTTGACCATTTCGAGAACCCGATGCGGTTGCCGTTCGCGCCGCTCGGCTCGGTTACGTCGATCACCTACATTGACCAGGACGGCAACTCGCAGACGTTGGGGGCGAGCAATTATACAGTGTTGACATCCTCTGTGCCAGGCAGGATTGTCGCGGCATACAACATATTGTTTCCGACGACGCGCGGACAAGAGGATGCGGTCACGGTTCGTTACGTCGCTGGATACGGCGCGACTGGCGCAAGCGTGCCGCAGAGAATCAAGACGGCGATTCTGATGCTCGCTCTGGATATGTACGAACGGCGCGAGGCGCATCTTGAAAAGGGCGTCGAAGCGAACCCCGCAGCCATGTCGCTACTCGCCATTGATCGGGTGCATTACTCGCAATGAGCAAGCGCTGGCAAGAAGTGGCGGCGCGGTTGCCGCAAGATCGGCACGTTATTGGCGTTGAGGTCGGCGTGTGGCGTGGCGGCATGAGTGAGGAACTGTTATCGCTATGCCCCGACATGACGCTGGTGATGGTGGACCGATGGGCGGACGTTCCCGACGATCATCCGTACAAGGCGAGCAACGAACCCACATCGCAAGCAACGCTCAAAGACATGACTGATGCGATGGCGATGACGGCGCGTCGGGTGTCTTTGTTTGGCGAGCGTGCGGTGATGATGAGAAGCGAAGGTAATCAGGCGGTGGCGCTGCTACCGGACGGCGCGTTTGACTTCGTGTTCCTTGATTGCGGATTCGCTTACGAAGGCGTTTTGGCTGACGTAACGATGTGGTGGCGCAAAGTGAAGTCGGGCGGATTCTTGTCCGGTCACGACTGGCGACACCCGACGCGCGGCGAGGTAGAGCGCGCGGTAACAGATGCGCTCCCCGGCGTGGCAATCGAGGCTGGCAAGGCAACGACATGGTTTGCAAGGAAGGTAGGCGGGCATGGTTGACAGGATTGTAACGGTAGTGTTTGACGACGGCATGGGGCATGGCGACTGGCATAGATTGTGCGCGGCGTTCGAGGCTAGCGTGCGTACAAACGTGCCGTATGCGGAACTCGTCATTATCGAAGGCCAGCGACCGCCAGCGGAACGCAATGTCCGCCAGTCGTTCAAAGACAACACGCACAAGCTGGACCTGTGGGCGCACGCCGTGGACATTGCCGAAGATGGCGACCGCGTTCTGCTTGCCGACTGTGACGCGCTGGTGCTGGGCGATGTGTTCGCCGCGTTTGGCGAAGGCGACTTCGATATTGCGTACACCGTGCGCCCGTCACCGCACCGCATCAACGGCGGCATGATTTACCTGCGCGTGAGCGACAAGACGCGCCGCTTCATGCGGGAGTGGGTGCGCATCAACGCCGAACTGATGGCGGACGATGATCGGCGCAAGCCGCTGATCGACAAGCACGCGGGCATCAACCAAGCGGCGATCAACGTACTGCTTGATAACGGCGCGGCGGATTGCGAAACAGCAGAACTGCCGTGCGCCAAGTGGAACAACGTCTGTCAGACCCGCGAGCAGTTCGGCGACGACACGATGGTGCTGCACGTCATGGGAACGCTGCGGGAACTGTTGCTGGCGAACGCGCCGATGCACAGGCGACCGCCGTACATCCGCCCCGCATTCGACGTTTGGATGCAATACGACCAACTCGCAAAGGAAAGCGAATGCCTCAAGGCGCAGGCAAATACCGCCACCGGGTAATCATCAAGAACCCGAACGAGACGCGCGACAGCTTTGGTCAGCCGATTGAATCGGCTTCCACGGTTGCGACGGTTTGGGCCGCTGTTCGCCCGTTGCGTTCGCGCGAAAAGGAAGCGGCGCAGCAGGTGCTTGGCGAGGCGACGCATGAGGTGCGCGTTCGCCACCGCACCGACGTTACCGCCGACTATTACGTGCTGTTCGGCTCGCGGCGATTGGACATTGCAGGACCGCCGATTGATTCGCGCGACGAACGCGGGTTTGAGTTGGTCATGATCTGCAAGGAGCGACCGTAATGCCGGTGGGTGCGGTTGATATTTCACTGCTAGGCGACCGGAAATTAGAGCGGATGCTCAAGCGGTTGCAGCCGAACGTGCAGAAGAAGGTTGTGCGCAAGGCGACCCGCGAGGGCGCAAAGACGATTGCGGCCGAGGCGAAGCGAAACGCGCCCGTGCAATTCGGCGGCGCGATGCGCAACAAACAGACGGGACGTTTTGAGACATCGCAATACCAGCCCGGCGGGCAGGTGGGCAAGCCGGGCGAGCTTCGGCGAGGAATCAAGGTCCGCGCTATTCCCGGACTTGGCAACATCGGCCACTACGCACGCACCGGCACGCGAGAGGAAATGGGCATCTCTGAAAGCAGCAAGTGGTACTACCCGGCTCATGTCGAGTTTGGGCATACGTCGAGAGGCACGACCGTTCCCGCAAACCCCTTCCTGCGCAACGCGGCCGACTCCAAGGCCTCGTCGGTTCTGGGTCGCATGCATCGCCGCATCTGGCAAGGCGTACTTCGGGAAGCCAAACGCAAATGAGCGACATCATAGAACTAATTGTTGAGCGTCTGGAAGATGATGCAACCGTCGGTACGTCCGCAGCGAACCGCATCTATCCAGCAGGCGCGGAACAAGGCGCGGCGCGGCCGTACATCACATTCCAACTCATCAGCGGCGGCACAGTCAACGACATGGCCCCGAACGCATCGGCCACGTTTGAGGCGCGATTACAAATCAACTGCTGGGCCGATACCTACGGCGCGGCGGTCACGCTGGCGAATGCGGTTCGGTCATCTCTCAACGGATGGCGCAACACCGCTCTAACGCCCAAGGTGCAATCGTGTTTGCTCGACGAAGCTGGTGAGGGCGACACATTCGACGGGCCTTTCGACGGAACAGATACGCGCCTGTATGGCAGGCGTATGGATTTTCACCTGTGGTACGCCACATCTTAACGAAGGGGATAGACAATGGCACTTTCTTCCAATGGTTCCACCGTATCGTTCGGCGGGACAAATATCGGCGGACTCGTTGACATTTCGTTCAGCGAATCCGGCCAGCGCATCGAGGGCACGAACCTCGCGGACACGATCAACAAGTTCGAGGTCGGCACGTCCGAGATCGAATGCCAGATCACCGTCAACGGCAACAACGATCACGGCGTATCGGTCGGTGGCACCGGCGCAATTGCGGTGTCGTGGAACGACGGATCGTCCGACAGCATCGCCGCCGCTGTGGTTACCGATGTGGAAACGTCCGGCTCGCTGAACGGTGCGATTCAAACCACGATCACGTTCGTGCCGCAC